AACGCTTGGCAAACAAAGCACCGGCTATGTTGCATGCCGCCACACCTGACCAGAACCGCTCACGGCCTGTAAACCCAATCTGCTTGTCGATGATGCGCTGTAGTTCTTTGACTTCTAAGATGCGCTCTTCCAAGTTTTCCACTAAGTCACGAATGTAGATAGCCCCCGCATGCCCGTAGTTTGTGTAGAGTTTGGGATACAAATCGTCGGCTTCTTCCTTACTGATTAGCTTAGTCTCAGGGATTTGATACTCAATTACCCGCATCAACTCACCGTCGGGTGTGGACTTCAAGGACTTAAGCTTGTCTACGATTGATGCGTTTGACGAACAGAGAAGCATAGTCTGCCACTTAGCAAAGTTCTTGCGCTCAGAGTTTGAGTTGGAGTTCATACGTCCACGGCCTCGGCCTTGAGAGACTGCGTAGGCAAAGTCAGAACAATCGTCTGGCTTCATCTTGGTAATCTCGTCACAGCCTAACCCAATGTTGTTCATCACACCGAGTCGGTGTAAGCGCACTGCCATAGTGTCTCGCTCAATCAGCATTAGTTCTTCGGGGTGCCCGTACACGCTGTGCATGGCTTTGATGGCTGTTGTCTTGCCTGTGCCAGACTCGTTGTTAATCATGTTGATGATTGCGCCTTTGAGATGCAGATGCTTCATTAGCGGTGCACCAAACGCAGTAAAGAACCCAAACGCATGAGGCTCAAACCCCGGAATGTCGTACTTGTTTATTACATTTTTCCATTCTTCAAAGTCACCGACTGGATTAAACCAGTCTGAAAGGTCTGCTGTGTAACTAGATGGCGGGCTGTACTTGTCACCCTGTGCGGTAATCTCCCGCTCACCTAAGATAAACGATTTATCTTTCTCGGTCCAACCGAACTGCGTCCTCATAATCTCTGCTCCTTGTTTGTATTGCATCTCCTTCACCGAACGAACGATGTAGGCCATGATGTTTTCCATTTGCTTCTTCAATGCCACGACACCAAACCAAGCCAGCTTCTCGCGTAACTTATCTGTTGTCAGCAAATCCACCACAGGCAACGCAAACTCTTTTACGCCGTCACGGGGGGTGTGCAGACGCATCCAAATGGTTTCACCCGCTTGCGGGTCTTTCAATCGCTTGACCACATACAGGTCATGTTCGTAAATCAAATCGGCTTCGGGGTCGTCCTCATCATCTGACTTGCGATATACGCCGCCGTTCTTACCTCTGAAGTATGGAAAGGGGTACTCAGGGATGTCATAGACAACCGTCTTCTCTTCCGATACATACTCAACCGTGTTGTCTTCTGCTGTAGCGGCGGCAATCTCTGCGCCTAGCGTAATAGGAGATTTGATCTTGCCTTTGTGGATACAGCCTGCACAGCCCGATGGATTGATAGACTCCCACGAATCGCATGTGTAAGGGCCTTTGATTAGTTGTACCTTGGCGATTGTCTCGTCAGGGTGGTAGTCGGGGTGATCTCTAGATACATCATGTATGGCAGTGTCGGCATCCGTGCAGAACTTAGCAATAGATAGTGCGGCACGCCAACGCGGTTCGTCCAAAACCTTTTGGTCAGCGATAGCCCTAGCCAACTGCAGACAGCCTGTTCCGTTTACATTCTTGTCTACTATGATTTGGAATCGGTGCTGACGGTTGCCCATCAACGCCTTAGTCATGTCATCTGCAAATGTAGGCAGATAGTCTGGCGTCTCATCTATCACACCAAGTTTGTCTTTGAACTCACCGAACGATATCTCGTCGCCCATCACCATAACCGCTACTGGTAGTGGTGGCTCAGCCTTATGATTGAATGTGTCGGGCATCCGTAGGATGGATGCGGCGTCTGCCGTGCGTGCTGGATCATCCTCCAAGCCTTCCTGATTGCACACAACTTTTAAACGCTTAGCGGTGTTAACCCACTCTTTACGAGAGATCGGTTCAGTCAAAGGCCAGTAGACATGCAGTCCACGACCAGAGTTCACAATCGTCGGCTTCGGTAAGCCAACAGTTTTACAGAATGCTTTAAGCGCGGTTAGTCCGTCACCTTGATCGGCGTACGGCTTACCTACTCCACAGTCGATATCAAGCCAAAATGCCTTGATGTTTTTCACGTTATCGTTAGTACGTGAACCTGATTCTTCATACTTTGCACACGCAAAGTACACGTCGAATTCTTCATCCAGCAAAGTCTGAACGGCATCTTCTACTCCCTGCATGTCCTCAACAAATATTTGTCGAGGGTGGCCTGTCTTCTTTAGACCCACCACGCAGTACCACCCGTCAGACGATAACACCGTCGACAGTAAATCTGCTCTTGTCATAACCGCCTCTAAGAAATGCGTCGGAGGGGCGCGATAAGCCCCGTCCGAACGCTACTGAACAAACGCAACCTTAGAAAGCATTTCGTTAATTTTGGTCTCGTGTTCCTTGCGTGGAATCCACTCGCCTGTAAACCATTTGTAGATGGTCATGCGGCTGACTCCAAAGTACTCGGCGACTTCACGAACGGAATATTCTTTCTTGATGCAGAAGCGCCCCAGCTTTACGCCGGGACTTTTAATATCTGCTTCTTGGTTGGCGCGGACGATTCGAGTTGCGTAACCTCTGTTATCCATTACTCGTCATCAGTCCATTGCTTCAGTACGTCATTGAACTCTTTCTTAGGAGCGGGTTCAACGTTCTTCTTGATAGTGCGTTTTGTAGGCTCAGGCATTACTTCTTCAGCTTCGGCTTTTGGGGCGGGGGCTGGTGCGGCAATCGCCTTCTTCTTCAAACCATCTGTTTGTGATGGAGTTTGCACAACGGCTGACTTTGCTGCGGGGCTATCGCCCTTCTCTTTAGCAGACAACCACTCGTCTTTGGTCAGGAAACGCACAGGCTTGAAGGTCAACTTGGGGGTATCGCTATCGCTGTCCATACGCATCTCTGTTACCAAAGTGCCGAGGCTCTTGCCTTGTGCGCCAACATACTTAGCGTATTGCTGGAAAGGCATCTTGTCAGTATCGCCGCGACCGAAGATCGACTTGGCGGGTAACACCAACTGGAACACATCACCTCCAACGTCGTCGGCTAACAAGACAGCCAAGCGTTGCTGATAGCGACAGGCGCGTGAATCGCCTTGACCAGAGCCCTTGATGTTTTGTGAACAGCCTTCGCAAGAAGAGTGTTGTGGGTACTCGATGCTTGCATCGGGTTTGTCGCCGTCGTTAGACCAGCAGTCAGGGTGCGAAGTCTCACCAGCAACATACTTACCAGCATAGAAAGAACGTGACACTTTAGACGCGCCGTTCACAATGACGATGTTCATTGCACGGTTTTCGTTCTTTGCAATTTCCTCACCGCTGACCATCATGCGGAACACACCACCACGGATGGAGATGCGCTTCATGCCAGTGTTACCAGCAAGAGCCTTGGTCATGTCATCGAGACCGACTTCCTTTAAGTAGTCGGGGAGGTTGTTGCTAAAAAGCGCGAGGTCGTTACTCATTTGATTTTCCTTTAATAAAATTGAAAAAGACATTTGCGTTATGTACCAATTCTTCAACTGATACGTATTGCTTGTTCTGTTTGTTCAGCTCAAGCGCATGATCTACCGCACGCTCTCGGTAGTACATTTGGTCACGTTCCATGCGGAACATCAATTCTTCGTCCATTACTTCCTCCGAATGGTGATTTCATATTCCCGATCAATGTTCAAGCCCATAGGCTCAACATCGGGGTTGTTCTCTAAGAACTCTTTCATATTCGTTTGATGAATACGTTTCTCCAATAGCCCCATTGCTTCATGCTCTTGCATAAATTTATAGAAGCTTTCCCAGTCATTAGTCCAGAAGCGGTCTTTGACGGTTCGATACGCAGTGCCCTGCGGTGTTGAAAAGCTAGTCACGCCAGTCTCTTTCGAGACCTCAAGTAACTTGTGCTTTAGGATAGTCATCTGCTCTTCTAACTGGGCAGACTCGGCTTTGTACTTTGCGTACATTGCTTCTTTGGTGTCGCGAATCTTAATGTAAGCCTCGACGACTTTCTCAATAGAAAATTCTGATTCCATACTCACTCCAATTTGTTTTTTATAGGTGTTGATGATGTGTTCACATAAAGCAGTGGAGTCCGTCCTTCCTATGTATTTGCACAAAACTAGGAAGATGCGGCGCTAACCCGCATTACACATCATCAACGAAAATCATTATACTCTTTTTGTTGACAATGTCAAGAGTTAATTTCGTTTTTATACAGATCAATAATCTTGTTGTGGAAGTCCAATTTGTTTTGCAACATTGAGTAGAGTTTTGTTTCTACTGGACTACCTTCAAGATGTACGATCGTCATAGGATTACGTTGCCCCGGCCTATCAATACGTGCGTTTGCTTGCAAGTATGTTTCAATCGAAGTGACGGGAGCGTACCACACGATTACGTTAGCCGCAGTAAGGGTTACCCCATGTGCCGCCGCTTGTGGTTGAATCAAAAGTACTCGTGGTTCATCCTGTTCTTGAAACCGTTTAAAGATGTCGGTACGCTTTGACACGCTTACAGAGCCATTGATAATCTCTGACGTTACTTTATTTTTGTTTAGGAAATCTTGTATTAGATTTAGTGCATGAGTGAACGGCACAAATACTAGAACTTTATGGCTGGCTTCCTCAATAACTTCTAACAAAATGTTTAGTCGGCTCGACGCATCAAACTCTATAACATTCTTAGTATCGGTGTACACAGCCCCGCAGGAGATTTGTAATAGTTTATTCAACTGAGCCGCCGCATTTACCGCAGAGACTTCATCGCCAACTGCTTCGATCAGCATCTCTTTCTTGAGGTCTTTGTAGTACTTGGACTGCTGTGGTGTCAGTGGTGCGAACCGTGAAGTGTGTGTCACATCAGGTAAGTCGATGCAGTCTTTCTTCTCAAAGCGAATTGCAGGTTGCAAAAGGTTGTGCACTATGCCTTGGGCTTGCGGTTTTGGAATCCACTTGAATCGTGAGAACTGATACATCACAACATCGCGGAACGCCGTGTACAAGTGTGGGGTTCTTGAAGGCACGCAGAGTTTGGCAAGTCCGTAAGCATCTAATGGTGATTGAGCTGCAGGTGTACCAGTCATCATCCATATCCAAGTATCAGGAGTGACTACTCTTCTTAACGTTTTAAAACGCTCAGTTCTAGAGTTCTTGTAAGCATTGGCTTCGTCAATAATGATGAGGTCAAACCCACCAGCCTTGAGTTCTTCTTCAACAATGCTCACGCCGTCATAGTTAATGATGACGTACTCGGCAACGCCCTCAACAATAGCCTTGCGTTTCTTGCGATCCCCGTGTGCTACATCTACGTGGCGATGAACAGCAAACTTAAATAGGTCGGCTTGCCATGCGGCTTGCATGATGGACACAGGGCAGATGACTAGCACACGG